CTCGACCACTGGTTCCGCATGGGTGAAGGCAAGGACGGCACCAATGTAGATGGAACACAAAACCTTTTATTCCAAGGTCTACCAACCACCAGAGGAAGCGAGAAGGTTACGAACGGAGATTTTTCCAGTGCTACTGGGTGGGACCTTCCTTCTGGAGCTACTGTTTCCGGGGGCAAGTTAAACATCGACGGGAATGTTGGTTTAGTAAATCTTTACATAGACCTTGACGATGGAGCGCCCTACGAAGTGACCTACGAGGTTTCTAATTATACGAGTGGCATCGCAAGGAGTTACATCAACGGGACACAAGGAGTTGTTGTTACCGCTAATGGGGTCTACAGAGAAATACTTTTGGCAGGTTCAGCTAATACTCGTTTAGGATTCAATCCGAGCGGCGTGTTGAGCATTGATAACTTCTCGGTTAAGAAGCTAACCAACGTGGGCACCATCAATGGCGCAGCGATTCAAGCGGACGGCGGCACGGAGCTGGTCACTAATGGAGGGTTTGATTCTAGCACCACAAGCTGGACAGCAAGAGACAGCGCAACAATTACATCTGTTGGTGGTAAGTTAAAAGTGTCTAACCCCGGTGGCTCCAACCACGGTTCTGCTACCCAACAAATCACCGTAGTGAGCGGCAGAACGTATCGAGCAACGGCAGACCTTTTGTTTTCATCGGGCACTGCTGCGGATTTGCAGTTCAAGCTAGGCAACTCCCTGCAAGGAATTCAATATCACAACTCTGGAGACGTAACATCTGATTCAACGCAAGACGTTACCTTTACCGCCACAAATACAACACTCCACGTTACCCTGCAAAACTCAGGCAACGCTGGCACTGATGGTTATTTTGACAACATCTCCGTCAAAGAGGTCACCGAAAGCGTCCCCAAGAAGACCCAGAATCTGCCCAGCGCAGGGAGCGCGAAGAGCCTGTCGTTTGATGGGACGGATGATTATGTGGACTGCGGGACAGGTCTTGGTAACGCCCTCGGGGACGATTATGCAAACAGTCTAACCGTATCTATTTGGTTTAAGGCAGACACCACAAGCGGAAACGATGGGTTGTTCAACATTGGTGACTTTTCCAGCTCACAAGGAGAGTTCCAAATTAGCCTTCAGAGCAATAATATTTACTACACGCTTAACAATAACGGGTTTGTAAGACACTTTTCATTCACAGATACAGACAACTGGAACCATATCGTTGTTGTTTACGCTGTTGGTGACGCGACAAACAGCAAAGTTTACATGAATGGGAGTGAGCAAGCTACATCCCAGTCAGGCTCTTTGCCCTCAAGCACAGATTTAGACTTTGCCGGTCTCAAAACAATCATTGGCGCGTATTATGCAACCAACCATCCGTTCCATGGCAGCATTGATGAAGTAGCCGTCTGGAACGAGGCACTGGATTCCGACGCTATCAAGGCTATCTATAATGCAGGGCAACCCACGCCTGTCACCACAAAGACTGGGGCCTACGATATCTACAGAGATAATTTGAAGGCTTATTACCGTATGGGGGACGCCACGAACCCAGCGCAGGACGGAACGAGTAGCCGTGTGAATACTCACCTGTTCGACCAAACGAATCCGGGACTAGGCGCAGAGCTATCTGTTGCAGACCCCTACACTACTGGTAGGTGGGGTGGGTTGGGCACTAACACCGCTACATTTGTTGCTGGAGAAAGTGTTCGTATTGACCGACCTGCAAGTGGAGGAAGCAGTTCTGGTGGATATGTTTATCTCACAGACGATTCAATCGGTTTCCTCACGGAAGACCTAGTTGCGACGAAGGTTTACAAACTGACCCTTCTCTTTGAGACCGACGATTCCAACGCTCTTGTGCAAGTGACCGGAGGAGGTGGACACCATCAATCTTCAGCAGGCAGCGGAAACAAGACGTTCTACTTGTTCGGTCACGGTGGGGGTTCCTACATGACTTTTGCAAATCTTGATAACGGCAAATTTGTCAAGGTAAGCCAACTGTCTGTTAAGCCTGTGAACGGAAACACCGGCACCATCAGCGGAGCCACTATCCAGACAGAGGCACCCAAGGCTATCTATGCGTTACCTCCGGTGGCAAACACCAAGAGCCTGAATTTTTCTACAGATGACTACTTGCAAACGCAGGTGGACGATACAGCTCAACCGAACAACGAGAGCAGGTATTATAGCTTCTGGGCAAAGAGCAGTCAGACTACTGTTCAAACCGTGTTTTCTCACGGTGGATGGCATGTCGGTGGCTTTCTTTTTAACAGTGCAAACTCCCCGCTGCTCTACATGGCTTCCAATGTTTACCAATACTGGGCAGATAATCCGGCACAAGATAGTGGTGAATGGGCACACTGGGTCGTTAAGATTGTCACAAATTCCCTAAGTGACTGCGAATTGTGGTGTAATGGGGTCAAGCTGACAAAAACTTCTAACGTCAACTCTGGCTCCATGAATACTTACAGCACGGGCATCCAGATTGGCGCAGCGTCTCAATCAAATAGCTACTTCAACGGAAGCATCGATGAATTCTCCATCCACGAGGAACTCGACGAGGAAGCCATTCGTGCCCTATTCAATCGCGGACGCCCCATAGACATCTCTAGCGGCAACGGAGCATACGACCTGAGCGATAAGGCGCTTCACTGGTGGCGGATGGGAGACGCGACAAATGACGGGACCAACGATATTGTGTTTCAGGGACTGGAGTTTGAGGGAGACGAGATGTTCCCAACTAATGCAAGCTCATCGGACTGGTCCTCTTTAAGCGGGTTTGGGTGGGATGGCACTACGTTATCTTTTACAGCTTCATCAGGCTCAACGGCTACTGCCCAGTATGGGTTTACACTTCCTGTAGGTCAGACGTTCCGCTTAACGGTAGACATTGAGAACGATGGCACTGGCAATTTCTACGGACGTATTGGAGACAGTAATAACGCCCTTACGCGCACTAGCGTAACTACCGGAACCTACGAAGTTCTTCATACGGTAACTGAGTCAGGAGCTAACAATACGTTGTATTTTATCGTCAACTCTGGCTTCTCAGGAACCATCAGCAATATTTCTCTCAATCGTATCCGTGGGCAATACAGCGGTCCAGAGCTGGTGAAGGCAGACGCTGATTTGTATCAGGCAAGCACTTGGACATCTTACGGAGGCAATGTTGAAACCTTTCCGAGCGGCACTGCCGCAAGGTTTGACAGACCTAGCACCGGAGGAGACACAAGAGGAGGATATGTTAGCTTAACAACCGGTGAAGCTCTCGCTTCATCTTTAGAAAGCGGATGCGTATATAAACTCCAATTTGATTTCCTTACAGACGATTCTGATGCTTTCCCTCGTTACTACGATGGCAGTAGCTACACTAATCTTTCTGCTGGAAGCGGACTGAAGGTTCATTATTTCGTGTTTAGCGGGTCTACAACCTTTTTTAATGTTGATGACCTTAGCGCCGATAAGTTCGTCCAGTTTTCTGGCCTTAGCGTGACCAAAATCGGAGGCGCAGCAGTGATGACCAACATGACAACTTCAGACCTACAACTAGATACCCCTTATTAACCATGAGTTACGAAAATAGAAAGTGGGTTGTAATGACCCTTGAAGCAATCAACGCCGGAGACATCAGCGAAGAGCAAACAGTCATCGACGAAGAAGGAGAGGAGACTACGGAGCAAGTGGTGGTCGGCAATACGTTTATTGATGCCGCCATTGAAAGCTCCAAGGCTACCCTCCGCCTATCGGTAGACGGCACCAAGACGATCCTCAAGTGGGACGGTGAGACACCTGAGCCTTTTGAGGGCATGGACACCTTTACTCACGCAGAGATTCTTGCGGAGCTTGCTGGTGCCGATTGGACCTCTCAGGAAGACCTACCATAATACCAAATAACCAATGTATACAGGAACCGCTAAAAGCCTATACACTTCCCTTGAAGGACGGAGGGAGCAATACCTGGATAGGGCAAGACAAGCCTCAAGGCTGACACTTCCCTACATAATGCCGGATGCTGGCTTTGGCGCTTCATCAAGACTGGATACACCGTTTCAGGGTGTTGGGGCTAGAGGAGTAAATAATCTCGCCTCTAAACTTTTGTTAGCACTCCTACCACCCAACGCCCCCTTCTTCAGACTCAACGTAGACACCTATGGACTCCAACAAGAAGGAGCACCAGAGGAAGTAATCAGTCAGGTTGAGCAAGCCCTTCAGAAAGTTGAAGAGGCAACAATGGATGAGATCAGCAGGGAAACCTACAGGACTGGTCTGCACGAAGCACTAAAGCATCTCATAGTTACAGGCAATGCCCTTGTGTATCTACCAGACTCTGGCGGTATGCGTGTGTTCCACCTTGACCGGTTTGTGGTCGAGAGGGACTCAATGGGTAATGTTATCTACATAGCCACAAAAGAAAGCATGAGCTACGCAGCTCTCGATGACAACATGAAGGCTGTTGTTGATGTAGATGCAAAAGATCCTATGGCAGAGGTAGACCTGTATACTGCTGTGTGCCGCAAAGATAACAAGTGGCATGTCTTCCAAGACATCAATGGAAACCCCGTCGAAGGTTCTGAAGGAACTTACCCACTAGACCAAAACCCCTTCATACCTTTGCGGTTCAGCAGAATTGATGGAGAAGACTACGGCAGAGGATACGTTGAGGAATACCTCGGGGACCTCCAATCTCTTGAAAGTCTTACAAGAGCGATTGTTGAGGGCTCGGCTGCTGCCGCAAAGGTTCTATTTCTTGTGAATCCAAACGGAACCACAAGGGCCAGGACGTTGGCTGAAAGTCCTAACGGGACCATTACTCAAGGTAATGCAGCAGACGTTTCTGTTCTCCAACTAAACAAGTTTAACGATTTCAGGGTGGCTCAGGAGACTATTGCTGCCATCAAAGATCGCCTCGGGCACAGCTTCTTGCTTACCAGTGGTGTTGTAAGGAATGCGGAAAGGGTCACAGCAGAGGAGATAAGGATGCTTAGTATGGAGCTTGAGAGTTCCCTTGGTGGTCTTTACTCACTTCTGTCTACTGAACTCCAGCTTCCACTTGTGAATAGGTTGCTTTCTAGTCTGACAAAGAAAAAGAAGCTACCCAAGCTACCAAAGGACATTGCTACCCCTGTGATTATTACTGGTGTTGAAGCACTAGGCAGAGGTAACGACCTCCAGAAACTTGATTTGTTTCTCGCTGGCGCTGCTCAAGTAGTAGGACCAGAAGCCGTTGCTCAGTATGTCAATGTAGGTGAATACTTCAATAGAAGAGCCACAGCATTGGGTATCAAGACGGCTGCTCTAATCAAATCACAACAAGAACTCCAAATGGAGATGCAGATGGCACAACAGGCCCAGCAAGAGCAAATGCTTGCAAAGATGGGACCAGCAGCTATCAAAGCAGTATCTGACAACACAATAGAAGAGCAGAGAAACCAACAACAACAACCTGAAGGATAAAAGACATGGCTGAAGCTAATAGAGTGGTAATCAACGAACCCACCGAAAACGAAGAGATCTCATTGGAGCAGCAAGCAGAGATGCAAGAAGAGGCTGCTAATACCAGCGAAGAACAACCAGCTACTGAGGAAAGACCTGAGTGGCTTGATGAGAAGTTTAACTCACCAGAAGATCTAGCTAAGGCATACACAGAGCTACAAAAGAAACTGTCTGAGCCAAAGGAAGAGACAGAAGAGGTAGCTAGTGAAGAGACACCACAAGATAATATTGACAGCTCTGATGTTGTCACCAAGGCTACCCTTGAGTTTGATGAAAAGGGAGAGCTGAGTGAGGACACCTTTGCAGCCCTAGAGAAAGCTGGATTGCCTAAAGATTATGTTGAGGCATACATTGCAGGACAACAGGCTCTGGTAGAGCGTAATGCAGTTGACCTTTACAACTCTATTGGTGGAGAAGAAGAGTATGACGGTATGATCCAATGGGCAGGAGAGACCCTGACAGAAGGAGAAGTAGATACCTTTAACGAACTTGTCATCAATGGAACACCAGAGCAGCAAAAGCTGGCAATCAAAGGGCTCCATGCTCAATACAGAGGCTCTACTGGTTCTGGCCCAGCACTCAAGCAGGGGACCACAAGCGGTAACTCTGTGAAACCGTTTAGCTCCACAAAGGAACTTCAGAGAGCTATGAGTGATCGGAGATACCAAGAGGTTCCATCGTATCGTGAGGAAGTCGAAAGAAGGCTTTCTGTATCCAACATCCTATAATTACTGACATGAACTTTATTAATTACATCCTTGAAAACAAAGAGGACCTCATTGCCATTGTTGGCTCTGTGGTTGCTCTGGCCTCCCTTGTTGCAGCTCTTACGCCTACCCCTAAAGATGACAAATGGACGGGCAAAGCATACAAGATTGTAGACTGGCTGGCTCTTAACGTAGGCAAAGCCAAAGACAAACCAGCAGAGTGATCTCTTCTATTGTTAAGCTTCTAATTGCTTTTCCAAAACTTGCTGACCTGTTCTTTAAGGTCCAAGAGTCTTATGTTAAAAAGACTAAACTGGAGCGTCATAAGCGTAACCACGATCTTATTGATGGCTGGGTGCGCGGCACCGATAAAGCCAACAAGGATACCGGAGTTCATCGAAAGGCTCCAAGTCCACGATTTTTCAGAGAGTGAACGAGTCACCATAGGAGAGATCCTTGACTACGTAAACGACCTAGAAAACGAATAAATCTTTTGTCTAATAAAGCTTAATCGCTAGTAGACCTATGCCCACTGAGGTGGATAACACAGGACGAACAAGATAAAGCCCAAGGACACCAACCAAACCAAACCAAACCAACCAACCAAATCGAAAGGCTAATATATTATGGCTACTATTCCATCGATTCCCGGTATAGCTGGAACCCCTGCTGGAACAAGGGCGACCACTGTAAACGGGGACAATACGTTGTTCTTGAAGGTGTTTGCAGGTGAAATCCTGACGGCATTCAACGAGAACAACATTATGAAAGACCTGACTATGGTTCGCTCCATTAGTTCAGGTAAATCGGCAAGCTTCCCAGTAACAGGAACCGCAAGTGCTTCATACCACACCCCCGGCGCTTCTCTTATTACTGGAGACTACTTGTCACAAATCGCCCACAACGAGAAGCAAATCTTCATTGATGATCTTCTTGTGTCCTCCACGCTTATTGCTGAGATTGACGAGCTTCGTAATCACTACGATCTTCGTTCTATTTACTCCGCAGAGCTTGGTAAGGCGCTTGCTAAGGAGTGCGACTTGAACATCATTAAGACGTTTATTGCTGCTGCTAGAGAAGACAACTCATCTAATCCTCCTATGGGGTCTGGAACTGAGATTGCTGGCGGTGACCTTACTTCGGTAACTAACCTTATTGATCAGTTGTATGCAGTAGCGGAGACGCTAGACGGAAAAGATGTTCCCTCTGAGGACCGCTTTGCTGTCATGGCTCCTCAACAGTATTACAAGCTGCTTACCGCAGACAACGTAGCAATTAACAAGGATAATTCTAACGCTAGTAACGCTGATGTTGCTAAAGGAACTATTGTTGAAGTTGCTGGTATTAAACTCTTTAAGAGTAATCACATCAAAGATGTAGACCTGCTTGGAGATGATAGTGCTGTTGCTGCTCCTGGAGTAAACAACGATGTGTTCGGCGCTGCTAACAAGGGTTACAACGGTAACTTTGAAACCTTGTCGCACGGTGCTAGTACAGCAAGTCCTGTTGTATATGCGAAGGGAATCGGATTTATTGCTGGTCACGGATCGGCTGTAGGAACCGTTAAGCTTCTTGATCTTGCTACTGAAAGTGAGTATCAGATCGAGCGTCAAGCTACCCTCTTTGCAGCTAAGTATGCAATGGGTCACGGTGTGCTTCGCCCGGAGTGCGCTGTCGTGGTTAAGTCTAGCTAACCCAACTAACTAAACTTGGAGGCCCCCATAGGTTCAATCCCTGTGGGGGCTTCCCCTTTTTCTATTTTAAATTTATGGCAACTCTCACAACTCAACTAGAGGCAGTCAACAGTATGCTAGGTCACATTGGAGAAGCTCCAGTGAACAGCATTGCAGACACCTCTACCCTCCCTGTTTCAGCTTCTACAGCTTTGTCAGTATTGGATGAAGTTAGTCGAGAGGTGCAAACCATGGGGTGGCATTTCAATACCACAAACAAATACACCCTGACTCCACTGGCTGATAATACTATTCAGCTCCCCTCAAACACACTGCACGTAGACACAACTGACGGCTCAAAGGATGTTGTTCAGCGTGGCTTAAAACTTTACGACCGCAAAAACAACACAAACGAATTCTCAAGTTCTCTTGATGTAACCATTACGTTTCTTCTGGACTGGGATGATCTGCACGAACAAGCACGTAGATATATCACACTGAGAGCATCAAGGATCTTCCAGACGCGCATGATGGGATCAAGAGAACTTGAAGCTTTGATTGCAAGGGACGAATTCATTGCCAAGTCACAACTCGAAGAAGTAGATTCCAGAGGAAGTGACAGGACAATCTTTGACAACTACGATGTCTATACAGGCATTGGTATCAATCGTAACTACGACATCTAATAAGATATGCCGCTAATCAACACTTCTGTTCCCAACCTAATCCAAGGGGTTAGCCAGCAGCCTGACACACTCAAGTATGACGGTCAGTGCAAGGAGCAGATAAACGCTTACTCGTCTGTAGCTGATGGACTGAAGAAGCGTCCAAATGCGAACCTTGTTAAGTATGACGCAACAGAGATTGGCGAGAATGCTTTTGTCCATACGATTAACAGAAGCGAGTCTGAGAAGTATTTGATGGTTATTACTCCATCTACGTTGACTATTCACAACCTGACTGGGAGTGGGACCATGCGATACAACGATGGAAGCACAACGCCAATAGATCTAAATACGCTTGCTCCTTATTTAAAGACAAGTAACCCTAGAAAGGACCTCA